GACATGGCTAAGATTTTAAAGGAAATTAAATAATGGCAATTACATCAACATTAACAACCAGCTTTAAAAAAGAACTTTTAGAAGCTACACATAATTTTTCTGCTTCAGGCGGTAATAGTTTTAAACTAGCTTTATATACAAGTTCAGCGTCACTAGGTGCTACTACAACTGCGTACTCAAGTACGAATGAAGCAAGTGGTACTAACTATACTGCAACAGGTTCGGCACTTACTAATATAGCACCTACTTCAAGTGGTACGACAGGTTTTACAGATTTTTCTGACCTTACTTTTAGTAACGCTACCGTCACTGCTAGAGGTTGTCTTATTTATAATGACACAAATAGTGATAAAGCAGTGGCATCAATCGACTTTGGTGGAGATAAAACTTCTACCGCAGGTGATTTCACTATTGTTTTCCCAGCAGCTGCAGCAGGAACAGCGATCATACGTATAGCCTAAAATGGCTGAGTTCCTTAACGGTTGGAGTCGAGGTACTTGGGGACAACTCGATTATGGTCAATCAGCAGTTCCTCTTTTAATAACCGCACCCGCAGCAGGTTCAGTAGGCACACCAATTGTAGCAGTTAACGCACAAGCTATAGCTTCAGTGGCTGGAGTTACTGCTAGTTTAGGTGCTGTTAACGTAACCATTCAAGCTGAAGCTAATATAACTGTTTCAAGTTTATTAGCAGCAGGTAATCTAGGCACAGCTACAACAACTTCAATAAACAATATTAGTGTAAGTGGTTTAGCTAGTACTTCAGCTTTAGGTACAGCAACTTTATCAACAAACAATAATTTAACTATTCTTTTTGAAACACCTTTATTTGGAGAATTAGGAACTGTTACGCCAGTCAGTAATAATAATTTATCTGTTTCTGGTTTTAGTGGTACTTCAGCTTTAGGTACAAGTTCAACCAATACAGAAAATAACGTTTTTGTAGATGGTTTTGCTTCTACTTCTTCTTTAGGTACAGTCACTACAGTTTGTAAAGCAAATATATCCCCAGAATTAGGACAAGCAGAAGGTTTAGTAGGGTCTACATTGGTTTGGGGCATGATAGATGATGCACAAACACCAAATTGGGAAGAAGTAGCTTAACTTTTATGGAAAAACAACTTATACTAAATCTGCACGGAGACAAAATATGACAAGTACATACGTAAACGATCTAAGACTCAATGAGATGGCTACTGGTGATGGTAGTGGAACGTGGGGTACAACAACTAATACTAACTTAGAGTTAATAGCAGAAGCGTTTAGTTTTGGCACAGAAGCAATAACAACTAACGCTGACACTCATACAACCACAATAGCTGACGGATCAACCGATCCTGGTAGATCTTTATATCTTAAATATACAGGTACTCTTGATAGTGCTTGTACTATTACCATAGCCCCTAATACCGTATCTAAACTTTGGTTTATAGAAAACGGTACTACTGGTTCACAAAACATACTTATTTCTCAAGGTAGTGGAGCTAACATTACCATACCTGCTGGAGATACTAAAGCAATTTACTCTGACGGAGCAGGAAGCGGAGCAGCAATGGTTGACGCTTTTGCTAGCCTTAATGTTGTAGATTTAAAAGTAGAAGATGATCTTACAGTAACAGATGACGCTACAGTTGGCGGTACTCTAGGAGTTACAGGTGTACTTACAGCTAACGCAGGTGTAGTAGTAGACGAGATGACAATAGATGCCGATACAATTACAGCTACAGATGAATTTATAGTTGATGCTGCTTCACATATAAAATTAGATACTGATTCGGGAAATATTATATTTAGAGATGCAGGTACTAATTTTTCAAAAATAATAAATAGTTCGGGAGATGTACTTTTTTCTTCTGAAACACAAGACAAAGACATAAAGTTTAATGGTAACGATGGAGGTGCTGCTATTACAGCACTTGTCCTTGATATGTCAGAAGCAGGTGCAGCTACTTTTAACAATAAAATTACTGCAACAGAATTAGATATATCAGGTGACGTAGATATAGACGGTACATTAGAAACAGATGCTTTATCTATCGCGAGTACCACTATTACTTCAACAGCAGCAGAACTAAACTTTAGTGACGGAGTAACTTCCAACATACAAACCCAGCTCAATACAAAAACCTCCTCAGGTAAAGCCATAGCCATGGCTATTGTATTCGGATAATATAGGAGACAATTATGGCAGCAGTAAATATAGTAAATGTAACGTCCATTAACGGATTTACAATTAACGGAGCAGTTACGACTTCAGCAGTAGATGTTATAGACGTACCTGCTGATGTAATTTATAAAGTAAACACAATAATAATAGCTAATATAGATGGTACAAGTGCAGCAAATATAACTATAGCAGTATCAACTGATAATGGTTCTAATTTTCGTGATATTGCCTCAACAGTCTCAGTACCAGCAGATTCAACTTTAGTGGTTATAGATAAAAACTCTATGATTTATTTAGATGAAACAGATTTACTAAGAGTAACAGCTAGTGCTAATAGTGATTTAACATACACTATATCTGGTGAAATATTAGGCGATGCATAAGGGGTTAAAATATGGCTCACTTTGCAGAACTTAACAGTAATAACGAAGTAATACGAGTAGTAGTAATATCCAACGAGGATGTAGATGCTAACGGTGGTGATTTAAGTACAGACGCAGAAACATTTGTAGCATCTATTGTCCCACACTCAACAGACGGGACTGCTTGGAAACAAACTTCTTATCACAGTAATTTTAGAAAACTATATTGTGGACCAGGGGATATTTACAATAGTGTTAAAGATAAATTTATATTACCACAACCATTTCCCTCTTGGTATTTAGACTCAAACGATGACTGGCAAGCTCCAGTAAGTTACCCAAATTTAATAACTATAGATGGCTTAATTGCTAACGCAACATGGGATGAAACTAACCGAAGATGGGTAGGTAAAACATTTGACGAAACTACTGACCCTGTAACAGAAACTGATTACGTGTGGGACGCTACTAATTCACAATGGAAGGAGATCTAATATTATGCCAAGATTAATCGGAGCAACACAAACAGCAGCATTTTTAGCAAAAACAACATCTTTTAACAGCAGTACAAACTATGTAGCACCCCCTGCAACAACCTCAGTAACTTATTTAGTAGTAGCTGGTGGCGGTGCTGGAGGCGACATTGGAGGCGGTGGCGGAGCAGGAGGTTTTCGTACCTCAGTTCCAGGAGCAACATCTGGTGGCGGAGCTTCCGCAGAATCAGCTTTAACAGTTACTGCAGGTTCAACAATACCTGTTGTAGTTGGAGCAGGTGGACCTACCACACATGGTGGTTATGGAACTTGGAGAAGTGGAACAGATTCAAATTTTGGACCTATAGCTTCTGTAGGTGGTGGAGGCGGTGGAGATAGGTTTGCTTATGTTAGACCAGAAAATCCTGCTGGTGGTAGTCAGCTTGGAGCAGACGGTGGCTCGGGTGGCGGAGCAGGTATTTGGTACAACGTTGGTGGTGGAGGTGGAACTAACGGAAACGGTGGTGGTTTAGGAACAGCTAATCAAGGTTACCCATCTGGTCTTGCTAGAGTCCCAGGCTCAAACTATGGTTGTGCTGTAGGTGGCGGTGGAGCAAGTGAAGCTGGTCAAAAAGGAAATCCAGATAATGTTACTGGAGGAAGAGGTGGAGCAGGAGTTTCATCTAGTATTACAGGTTCTGCAGTAGTTTACGCAGATGGCGGTGGTGGAGCAGCAGGTGATAGCACCCTTTCAGCTCCTGATAACGAAGGAGGCGCTCCCGGTCCTGGTGGTTCTGGCGGAACAGGGTACGGAAGTGGCTCTGATCCTGCTTTGCCAGCAACTGCAGGTGCTGTTAATAGAGGCGGTGGCGGTGGTGGTGGTGCTTATGGTCCTGCTCCTGGCTCTCGAACAATTGGTGGTGGTGGCTCGGGATTTGTTGCTGTTAACGACCCTAACGGTAGTTTAATTGCATCAAGTGTTTGGGACATAAGGGCTGTGTTTAAATTAAAAAAAGCAGGTAATTGGTATTAACTGATACCATCAAATGGAATTATATTTTTGTATAAGTTTACAGCGTTCAGGAAATACCCTACTCGGCAGTATTTTAAATCAAAACCCAGATATAACTTTTACGGCTAATAGTCCTCTTACTGAAATTATCTATCAACTAGATTTAATAAAAAATCAAAAAGATTTAAAATTATCTCAACATCAAAATTTTCCTCATAATGAGTCTTTAGACAATGTTATTAGAAAAACTTTTTATACTTATTCTGAAACATTTAAAACAAAATATGTTATTAATAGGGCTAACTGGGGTTCAGATGGCAACCTTGAATTATTAGAAAAGTATTTTGATAAAAAAATTAAATTTCTAATTATATACAGGGATCCTTTAGAATGTTTAGCTTCGTTATTAAAAGCCTATAAAGTTAAAAAAGAAGATAGCGAAACAGCAGCAGACCATTATATGAATATAGAAACAGGTACTTTAGGAAATGCTATTAGTCAAATTCCTTTTATACGAAAAAATTACGAACATTTGTTTATTACATACGACCAACTAATTGCTAATCCAAAAAACACAGCTAATAGTATTTATGATTTTTTTAATATACCCAAGTTTAAACATACTTATAAAAACCTAAAACAATTTGAAATACAGGGTGTACAGTATGATGATTCTATTTTTGGTGATGTAGATTTACATACAATAAGAACAGATAAAATAGAAAAGAAAACATATGCAATAGAGGATTTTTTACTGCCCTCTGTTATAAAAAAATATCAAAGTATAGGAAAAAAGCATGAATCTTAAATGGTATTATTGGTATTTTGAGTCTGCTATACCAGAAAAAATATGTGACGATATAGTACGCTATGGTAAAGAACAAGATAAAGAGATAGCTACTACAGGAAGTACAGGAAACAATAATAAAAAAGAACTTACAGAATTAGAAATTAAAAATATACAAAAGAAACGTAAATCAGATGTTGTATGGATGAGTGATAGGTGGGTATATAACGAAATACAACCTTACATACATCAAGCAAATAGAAGTGCTGATTGGAATTTTGAATGGGACTGGTCAGAGCCTTGTCAATTCACCGAATACAAAAAAGGACAGTTTTATGACTGGC